TTGTCCAAAGCAATCAAGGTTATATCTGCTTCCAATACTAAGACTCTTATCATTCTAATTTCTCAGCAGAGAAATCAAATTGGCACAATGTTCACCCAGGCACAACCAACTGGAGGCTTTGCCCCTAAGTTCTATAGCAGTACGATTATAAAACTTTGGTCTAGCGACTCAGATGGTAAAGCTATCAAAGGCAAGATGCCTGTCGGGGACAAACTTATTGAGCAGAACATTGGTCGTAGGGTCATGTGGACTGTTGAGAATAATAAGCTGGGGCCACAGTCAATGAGCGGTGAATACGATTTCTTCTATCAGGGAGACCACGTGGGAGTAGACTCAGTTGGAGAAGCCGTAGACCTGGCAGAAACATATGGCATTATTGCAAAGGGTGGGGCCTGGTATACGGTTGGAGAGCAAAGACTTCAGGGGAGGCGTGCCGCTGTGGATTACTTGAGAGAAAATCCAAATGTTTATAAAAAAATTGTAGAGGATATCTATGGGTATCTTCGATGATCTAGAGGAAGATGAGTCTACAGAAGATAAACGTGAGCGAGTAGATTTTTCTGCACAGTGTCAGTCGTGCGGAAACTCGAACGAAAATAAGGCGTATAAGACTGACACTACTTTTTACTATTTAATTGAGTGCAGCAAGTGTAGTAAAGAATTTAAAATTAAAATTCCAATTGATTTCGAGCCCATGGATGAGTGAAAAATCAGAGTCCAGAAGAGATGGTGCTAGATTGGTAAAGAATTCTGGCCGCGGGCAAGTAAAGGGTGACGCTACATGGAAAGATTTTGTAGTTGATTATAAGGAATACGGAAAGTCATTTTCTATTAACCAGGACGCATGGGCTAAGATCTGTACAGATGCCATGAAGAACGATAGGAACAAGAGTCCACTGTTAAAACTGATTATTGGCACTGGACAGAAGAAGGTGCGACTTGCAGTAATAGAGTTTGCCGTGCTAGAGGATATGGTTGAAAGGTTGGAACAATTAGATGGATCAGGCTGAGGCGCTGACTTTAATCAGCGAGATCACAGAGATAAATGATATGCATGATTTCATGCAAGACGAACACCTCGACAAGGCTTTGGCGTTTATTATTAAATTGATTACAAAGCCAGATGTTCCCGCAAGCGTTGCCCCTGCACTAATCGTACAATTACAGGCGGTCAGCGCGAAATGTGCTATAATGTCTAGATACTATACATCGTATCAAAATAAGGGCCCAGAGTCCATCAAGAAGAAGAACACATATTATTCAGCGCGTGAGGCCATTGATCGCCTCGTAGATGCGCTTAAATATTCAGCGAGATTGGGTGTCTAATGGCTAGAGAAAAAAGTATTTCATCAAACGGAATGTACAAGTCAGGATCTGTTTTTGACGTAAAAGAGCTGAATAAAATTATTACAAAGGGTTACGTAGATAGTGGCAGAAAAGACGGGTACGCAAAAAAGAAGACGTTCTCTCCGTCGTCTGTTGGATATGGAAACGGAACATGTCCCCGTTTTTGGTATGGAGCATTTAATGGTGCGCACTTTGAGTATACAAAGGACCCTGTAAGTATTGCTAACATGAATAATGGAACCAAGTCTCACGAAAGAATTCAAGAGGCCCTGGAGCTATCGGGAGTTGTTGAAAAGCTTGAAAGACAACTTAAGATTGAAGATCCACCGATCATGGGATACGCGGACCTTGTAATTAAATGGAACGACGAGCTACTTGTGGGTGAGATCAAGACTACTAGCCAGGAATCTTTTGGAATTAGAAAATCTACTATGAGTGTTCCGGGATATCATAAGATTCAACTACTTCTTTATATGCATGGGTTTGGCATAGACAAGGGATTCTTCCTGTACGAGAATAAGAACACCCATAGAATACTCGTTGTCCCAATTGAAATGAATGATAACAACAAAAAAATTGTTCAGGAAACATTTGACTGGATGCGCCTAGTTAGAAAAGCTTGGGAAGATAAACAACCACCAACCAGGTCATTCGAGGAAGATTCTAAGGAATGCTCAAGTTGCCCAATTAGAAAGGCTTGTTGGGCTGGGGAGCCTGGTGTTATTGATCTACCAGTGCTTTCGGTGCCGAAGTGATAGTTTGTGCTAGGCAAGGGTGTGGGCAGAAGTTTGATAGGTCAGCCCATAACCAAAAGTATTGTTCATCAGAATGCCTTCGGGATGCTACAAACCAAAGGTTTAGGGAGAAGTATCACGAGAATAAAGCCAATGCTAACAGAGGGCCTAGATTCTGTGAGTGTGGTAGTAAGTTGAGCAAGTACAATTCTGGAGATCAATGTGCTAAGTGTGAGGCATCTACAAGGTCTAGTCGCACCAAAGAACTTCGTGATTTTATTCGGAGGCTAAGGGATTGATGAAGACCAAAGCTTCAAGCGTTATGGGAATAGATGCCTCAACAACTTCTATTGCTTTCTGTGTTCTAGAAGGAACTAGGTTAGTTAAGTTCGGTGAAATCCAATTTAAGGGTGACACTATATATGCTAGAATGCTTGACGCAAAGCGTAAGGTCAGGGCACTAAGAAGAGAGTTTGATGTAGAGTTTATTGCCATTGAAGCCGCCGTGATGGTTAGGTCTGCTGCGGTAGCAATAAAGATGGCCTACGTCTTTGGAGCCATTATGTCTGAGTTGCTGGAGAATGGATCTAAAGTTGTAGAGGTTACCCCAATTGCTTGGCAGTCTTTCATTGGAAATAAAAACTTTACTAACGTAGAGAAAGAAAGTGTTAAGAAAGACTTTCCAGGAAAGACCAAGACGTGGTATTCTAACAAGACAAGAGAACTACGCAAGCAAAAGACAATGGACTTTTTCAACGAAGAGTTTGGAGTTACTGTAAAATCTGATAATGTAAGCGATGCTATCGGTGTTGCTTGGTATGCTGCCAATAAGCTCACGGAGGTATGATGAAAAAAGATTTCTATAAGAATGAAGTTTGGCTTAGAAAAAGATACGTACTTGATAAAAAGTCCTTGGAAGAAATTGCTAAGGAATGTGGAGTATCTCATATGACTATTTTTAATTGGTTAAAAAAGTTTAACCTTATTCGTGACCCAAGGAGCTGGAAATGATTGTAGGTCTACACGGTTTTGCGCAGTCCGGCAAGGACACCATTGGAGAGGAACTTGTAGAAAAGTATGGGTTCGAGCGCCTGTCGTTTGCAGACATTATTCGCGATGCAGTATATATCTTAAACCCAATTGTTTTTCATAACCCCATGGGAGAAACTGCTAGGGTTAGAGACCTGGTAGATGAGTATAGTTGGGAATGGTGTAAGGTCCAATACCCAGAGATTCGTAGGCTGTTGCAGGTGATGGGTACAGAAGTTGGGCGGGATCTAATCTATGAGGCTATCTGGATTGATGGACTTCGTAATAAGATTCGTAATGGTGATTATGTAATCACAGATGTCCGGTTTGATAACGAAGCCGAGATGATTAGGTCTAACCGAGAAGGTTTTCTAGTTAAGATTGTCAGAGATGGAGTAGGCCCAGTTAATTCTCATAAATCTGATAGTGGCCTATCCGATGAACTCTTATGGTATAATTAATATTATGCCTATGTATGAGTACAAGTGTGAAACTTGTGAAAAAGTAGCTGATGTTATCGTAAGCATTGACAAACGTGATGATGAGATGCTATGCTCTGAGTGCGAAGGAAAGGTTTTTAGGGTGCTGACAGCCCCCGGCCTTGTCTGGGCACCAACAGCAGGAGGCTATAAGTGAGCGCACTAGGTAAAAGAGATAAGAATGGATATACACCAACCTTTCCAGAAAACTGGATTGTTGAGTATGAGTTTGATTTTAATGGAAAGCCAGTTCAACCTGGAACCGTCTTAAGGTTCCGTGGTCGCCAGGGTACCTTCATCTGTAAGTACAAGGTTACTCATAAGGTTACTGGAAACGAGTGGATTGATTGTCTTTCTGATAAGACTAAGGCATACTACTCAATCAAGGTTAGCGAAATTTCTAGGGTAGTTAAGCCTAAGAAACATAGACTCAAGATTGCGAATCTTTAAAAATGAGTGGAGTTCTACAACGCCCAGATGACGCACATTATGAATTAATGGAGCGTGCTGTAGAACTTAGAATTAGAGGCAAGCAGCCACGAGAGATTGCTACCGAACTGGGAATCAATCGCTATGAGGTTGATGAGCTAATGTCCGAGTGGCAATATATTATTTCTAATGACGGTCTTGCCGTAGCACGTTCCCAAGAAGCATTAGCAAATGCTGATAAGCACTATAATGATTTGATTAGAAATGCTTGGGAGATTGTTGAGCAAGCAGATAGTGTGCCTGATGATACTAAATTTATGGCGCAAAAAAATTCAGCCCTTAAGTTAATTGGAGATCTTGAGCATAAAAGATTTTCAATGCTTAAAGAGATGGGCGCTCTACAGAACAATGACATCGCATCAGAGATTGCAGAGCGGGAACGTAGAGAAGAAATTATTATGGACATTCTTAGGGATGTTATCTGTGATAAGTGTAAGCCAGAGGTCACCAGAAGACTAGCACAGCTGAATGGGCAAGTTGCGCCAATTCAGGTGGTCGTTGATGAGTCTTGATTTTTCTAGTTTCCTAAGCGCACTATCAGAGGACGAGTTTGACGAGACTCCGGTAGACCTAATAACATTTTGCTACGATACAGAATACCTTGGCCTGCCAAAACTTTCAGAGCATCAAATAACAATGCTTGAGGCAATGACTCAAATCTATAAGAAAGAAACACTTGAGAGATTATTTCCAGAAGAGCAGGCTAAGAAAAGATGGAAGCAAACGTTCCGAGAGGTTATTCTCCAGCTCGGGAAAGGGAGCGGCAAGGACTATACGTCTACGATAGCCTGCGCGTACATCGTCTATCTGCTCCTTTGCTTAAGGGATCCAGCAGCCTATTACGGAAAGCCTGCGGGAGACAGCATTGACATTATTAACATAGCTATTAACTCTCAACAGGCCAAAAACGTGTTTTTCAAGGGATTTAGGTCACGCATTGAGAGGTCCCCCTGGTTTCAAGGAAAATACTCCCCTACCGCTGACGCAGTTAAATTTGATAAAGCCATTACAGTCCATTCTGGGCACTCTGAGAGGGAAGCCTGGGAGGGATATAACGTGCTTGTGGTCATCCTTGACGAGATTTCTGGTTTTGCTATGGAAAATACCAGTGGAAATACGCAGGCTAAAACTGCCTCAGATATCTATAAAATGTACTCTGCCTCAGTGTCTTCAAGATTTCCAGACTATGGAAAGGTACTTCTCCTTTCGTTCCCTAGATTCAAGAACGACTTCATTCAACAACGATATGAGGCTGCCGTGGGGGATAGAGAAATAGTTCACCGAACAAAAAATTTAGTGGTTAATCCAGACCTTCCAGAAACTGATCCAGAAAACATAATAAGCATTGAATGGACAGAAGATCATATCGTAACCTACAGGCAAGCTCGTACCTTTGCTTTGCGTAGACCAACTTGGGAAGTAAACCCTCTTAGAAAAATTGAAGAGTTTACTCAAGACTTTTATAATGATTACGAGGACGCGCTTTCGAGATTTGCTTGCATGCCTCCAGACTCTATTGATGGATTCTTTAAGTCCAGGGAGAAAGTTGAAAGAGCCTTCAATAGTAATCAGTGGAACATATCTGAGAAGGGTTTGCTTGCACCACAGTTTAAGCCGGTAGAAGGAAAGAAGTATTACCTGCACGTTGACCTTGCCCAGAAGATTGACCGTTGTGCCATATCAATCGCGCACGTAGAAGATTGGGTTAATGTTAAGATCGGTACAGTTCATAGGGAGCTTCAGCCAAAGGTAGTGGTTGATGCGATAAGATGGTGGACTCCATCGTCTACAGAAACAGTAGACTTTTCAGAAGTGAAAGAATTTATTATTGATCTTTATAGAATGGGGTTTGATATACCCTTGGTAACATTTGACCGATGGAACTCTCATCAAATAATGGAAGAACTAAATGCATATAGTATCAAGACCGAAGTTCTATCTGTTGCTAAGAAGCACTACCAGGATATGGCTCTGATTATTACAGAGGAAAGACTAAGTGGACCAGATAATAGAATTTTAATTGAAGAACTTATGCAGTTGAGAATTATTAGGGATAAGATAGATCACCCTAGATCAGGAAGTAAAGATTTAGCAGACGCAGTTTGCGGTTCGGTGTATAATGCTATGACGCATACTCCGAAGGAACTGAATCGGGAGATAGAGATTCATACTTACGGACAAATTGAAAGAAGAGAAGTCGAGCAATCAAGAAAAGAGGACAAGAGGCCAAAGATTGAGGAAGCCAAGCCAGCTATGCCTGGGGAATTAAAGAACTTCCTTGACGGCCTTAGGACCATATGATAGAATATAGACAACATACAATAGGAGGAAACATGAGCCCGTTCACAAAAGAAGAAAATAAGACAGTTGTTACCTACGAAGGCTACTTTGATACGTCAGATAGCTCAGTGTTTGAGTCGGTTTACAAGCTCGACGAAGAGACCGTAGCGTTTCTTTTTCGTTCAGGAAGCACTTATCGGTACAACAACATTCCTGAAAAGGTAATGAAGGACATTTTTGATCCAGAAATCTCCCTTGGTGCATACTACGCGCAAAACATTCGTGGCATCTATCACGGAGACCGCCTTGGTTGGAACAATGACCTTGAGTTTGTTCCGGCGGAACAACTTTCAATTTCTTACGACAATGTATCGTCTAAGGAACTCCCCACTTTTGGCCAGGGACTCTCTTACGCTGCCTTGATGAAACAGTACGTGGATGAATTTGATTCAACTCGTTCAGAGGAAGTAGAAGAAACAGTTGAGGAAGAAAGTTTTGTTGTAAACATTACAATGTCAACTGGCGTCTCTGCTACCGAGCTTGTCGAGTTTATTGAAAAGACATTAGAGCGCAATTCTGTTTCTAAGGTAGAGATCGTTCGCTCATGAACGAAATTGAAAAGCAGATTGAAGATGCGGAAAAGGCATTAAATAATGCGGTTAAGAAGCTAACAACCGTGACTGGAAAAAGCGCGCAGGGCGCAGAAAATGAATACGGCCAGGCGTACCAGACGCTTACTAGACTTGGGGCTAGACCCAAGCTAAAGAAGCGGTACCGCTCATAGTCCTGGGTAGTGGCGTGGCGAATCCACGCCACTACCTTCGGAGATCAAGGAGCAATAGCTCAGCTGGTCAGAGCGTCGGACTCATAATCCGTTGGTCCTGGGTTCAAGTCCCAGTTGCTCCACTAAACTATAAACAGATTGGGTCGATATGTCACACGAATACTTGAACGAAGAGTTCGGAAAAGAATATATAGAAGAGCTTGTCACTAATGGATTCCTCATCCTGGATAAGAATGAGTTTGATGAAACAATATATAGTGCTGGCCCAGGACTAGAAGACGAGTGCCCAATTCTGTACGAAGCCATGATGGGTTCAGCAAAATACCTTATTGACATTTTGATGGAGTCAGACCTAATTTCAGCCTATTATAATGATTTTGGTGATGAGATTTATTATGCCACCCAGAGGGGTGAAGAATTCTTTATGGATATGATTGTGGCTAGAAAGCTAAGGATTTCTAGGGATGAGCTTTTTTAATATCCCGATGATATAATTGTTAGATGAGAATTAAAAAGGCAGGAAAGACATACTCCCCAAATGATGGTATGAAATCAGCTGCGCGTAGAGCCCTTGAATGGAAGAAGGATGGAAAGCGCGGGGGAACAATTATTGGACTTACTAGAGCAAATCAGATTGTAAATGGAACTAATCTTTCTGAGTCTACTGTAAAAAGAATGTATAGTTTCTTTTCTCGTCACGAAGTAGATAAGAAGGCAACTGGTTTTAGTTCTGGTGAAGAAGGATATCCATCTCCAGGCAGAGTTGCCTGGGACCTTTGGGGTGGAGATGCTGGATTTAGTTGGTCTAGAAGAATTGCTGAGGGCCTGAGAAAGGACTATGAGATTAGTACAGGTGAACCTGTTGATGATATGCATGATCATATGGATGAATGGCAGGGTCTTAATGAAAGACAATCTGATCAAGCAGAGACCTACTGCGAGATTGTTATGGAGTATGGACAGTTTGATCAATCATCTGGGCCAGATGGAGCACACTATGGAGATGGTTCAAATAATCCATTCAAGTCCGACGGACTGATTTGCGGCAACTGTGTGTTCTTTGAAGAAGGTGCTTGTCATATAGTTTCTGGTGAAATTGACCCTAACGGTATCTGTAAGCTTTGGATAATTCCCTCGGAGTCCCTGAGTGTTGATAAGTCTGAATCTTCTACCTGGCGCGGTATCTTTTTACCCCAATAAAGTATTGTATATACTTTAACAGTCTGATACACTTATTCCTATAAACTACCAATGGGAGAATAATGATTGACTCAGTTCTTTTTGATGTTGATGGAACGCTCGTAAATACGGAGAGCGTTGTCCACTTTGTAGATAGACCTAAAGGCATGAAGGACTTTGAAAGCTTTCACTCGCAGTCTATGTTTTGCCCCCCGAATTTTGGTCCAGCGGAATGCCTGAGACTTTTAAATAAAATTGGTGTACCTGTTATTATCGCAACGGCAAGACTTGAGCGTTGGAGAGAGGATACCGTAAAATGGCTGTCGTTGAACAATCTTCAGTACGAAAAGCTTTATATGCGAGGACCTGCCGATTTTAGAAAAGACGTTATTGTAAAGCAGGAAATGCTTGAATCAATTAATCGGGATGGATATAACCTAATTGAGGCCTGGGATGATAACCCTAACATTATTGAGTTATGGGAAAGTAATGGTATCCCCACGGTATTAGTCCCTGGCTGGAATAAATCTATAGTAGAAACATCTGAAAAACAGTTTACTGCCGTCTAGTTAAGTGATACACTTATTCCTCGCCCCTGTAGCTCAGTGGATTAGAGCATATGGTTTCTACCCATCAGGTCGGGAGTTCGAATCTCTCCAGGGGTACCAGAAGTAGATTGCTTTGGTACTACATAAATGATAAAATTAGCTAATTCAATTTGATGGGAGGTGTTTCGTTTGGCAACTGGATTGGGTGCCCTTTATGGGTACAAGACAAATAACGGTACTATCGTTGCCGCTGGTGAAAGTGCAGAAACTCAGGTTCCTGTTCTTAACGCTGATGGTAAGACTTACAAGACCGATACCACTTTTGGTGTCGTCAGCCTGGTGCTGCTTGGCTCGGCCAACGGTCGTCGTAAGAATGTGATTGTTGCAACTTACGCTAACTCGACAGTGAATGCTGCTACTGGTGCTATTACCTCTGCTGGAAGCCGTACTGCTCTTACGAGTGGAACTGTTACCACCAACCGTGCTTACCTGCTTAATTCTGCAGACTAATTAGCATGATTAATTCAAGGGGCCGGGATTAATTTCTCGGCCCCTTGTTTTATGATATACTAGTTTATATGAATTATACATATGTAGCTAAGGTTCTTAAAGTGATAGACGCAGATACAATTAAGTTGTCTATTTATCTAACACCTAGAACTAGGTCTAAGAGCAGGGACTTTGGATTCCATATTTATAATGAGGGTGGCCGACTCGCCCTCCACGAGTCAGTGCGATTGGCAGGATTAAATGCTGCTGAACGTGGTACTCCAGAAGGGGATGCGGCTACCGAATTCGTTAAGAGTGTAGTCCAGCCAGGAGATTTAATTAAGGTTACTTTCTCTAAGGCTGGAGGAAGTCAGGAAAAGTATGGCCGATGGATTGGTCAAATTATTTTATCTGATGGAACAAACTTGAACGAAGAACTAATAAAGACCAACCACGCGTTGCCGTGGGATGGAACTGGCAAAAGACCAGTCTAACAATCGAAAGGAAAACATGTTTACCGGATTTCTAGATAAGCTCTCCCCCGCAGTCCGTCACTTTATTTTGATGTTGGTTGCTTCAGCAATTACCGTCGGATTGCAGAACCAGGACGTAATCCTTGGCGATCTTCCTGCTTCAGTTGCCCCAATTGTGGGCGCCCTGGTCGCTATCCTTGCTGCCGCAGTTACTCCGTTTACTCAACAGTACGGCGTTTCGTCTTCTGACACTACGGTTTCAATTGATTCTGGCGACACAGATAGCTAATTAGGCTTTAGGGGCGGGGATTAATTTCTCCGCCCCTTTAGTATGATATAATCGTTATAACAATATTGGAGGAAATACATGGCTTGGCATTTAGCACCTTCCCTGGTGCAATTATTCGCAGAGGTTGACAAGAAGTGGCCTAAGCGTAGCAAGAAGTCAGACGGCACCGTTGGCGATACGTCACATGCTGCACGTAAGTCTGATCATAATCCAAACAGTCGCAGCTCGGTTAACGCTATTGATATCACAAGACTTGGTGTTGACCCAGAGGTTATCATTGCGGCTGTTAAGAAGCACCCATCGGCATCGTATGTTATTTTTGATAGACATATTTACTCTGCCACTGATGGTTGGGTAAAGAAGCCTTATGCTGGAGCTAGCCCGCATACCCAGCACTTGCATGTTTCTATTAAGCAGAGTGTAAAGGCTGAACAAAGTGATGTTAAGTGGTTCAGAACGGTTGCCAAGAAGGCTCCTGCTAAGAAGGCTCCCGCAAAGAAGCCTACGGCTAAGCCGAAGCTTCCTACATATCCCGGAGCTGCAAAGCTCAAGGTTGGTAGCAAGGTACCTGCAGTAAAGGTTGTTCAGGTCGCACTCGGAAACCCCGTTACTGGAACTCTTACGACTGCTGATGTGGCCGACGTAAAGCGATTCCAAAGACTGCGCCCAAGGTTGTGGCCAGCAGATGGGGTTATCGGTCCAAAGACCTATGCTTCACTGGCTGGTAACGCCAGGGTTAAGGCGAAGTACACAGTCTAATTCTAAACAAATATAAAGGGCCTAGCAGAAATGCTAGGCTTTTTGTATTTTAATATTATTATGGGCCATCCTAGCCAGTTTAAAGTGCATTCCTGGTATAATTAAATGATGATAAATAGACCCACACTGTTTGTGGTAATCCCCTCGTTGGATAGGCATAAGATGCTTGACCGAGTGATAAATAACTTAGGACTACCACAGTCACAGGTAATTGTCATAGATACAGGGTCTAATCCACCATTAGATAGATACCTACAGAATAGAGCCATTGTCTTATCTAGGCCGAGGGATTCTGAAAGAAACATCCAGAAGTGGTGGAACGCTGGGCTAGACTATATTAAGTCTTCGGCTGAATTTAAAAAAATAGAGAAGTATCATGTGGCTATTCTAAATAGCGACCTACTTATTGAAAGGTCAGACCTAGACCTGTTGCAGGATGCACTAAGCGTTTCAGATGCAGTGATATCACACCAAGACCACAGCAATGAACTTGAGCTAGGAGAGTTTATGGTTAAGCATAAACGAGGAGACACACCATTTAGGTATAAGCTTACGGGGTACTGCTTTGTTGTTGACGGAAGTTTGGACCTAAGGTTTGATGAAAGGTTTAGGTGGTGGTACGGAGAGGACGATTTTGAATGGAGAGCCAGGGAACTAGGCGGGGTAGTTAGAGTCGGTGGGCCAACCATAACTAACTTAGATCAGGATGGGGCTATAAAGAATGACCATACGTTACGCCAACAAGTATTTGCAGATAGACAAGAGTTTATATCTAAATGGGGCACCGTCCCCTCTTCTTCGTGATATAATTTGATTGTGGACATAAAATTTTGTATAAACACAGTAAACACTTTTAGTGAAAGAACTCTTCCAGTAATCATTCCATCTATGCTAGATAGCGGAATTGAAAAAAAGGATATATATATATTTGAAGGTGGACACCGCGATAGGCACTTAGATGATTATGATGGAATATTCTATATGAAAGTTGACCATAACTCATTAGAATATACTGGAATGATTGAAATTGTTGAGAATGAAATAGAGGCCGACTACTGGTTCAACACACACGACACGGCTATTATGGGAAAAGATTTTGCACGGCTGGTAAGAAATATACCAGATAGTATGCCGGATAAAGTTGCATTAAAACCACACCCATCAATGAGTATTGGGTCCTATAAATATTCCTACCTTATGAGTAAAAAAGAAATATTACTTTCTATAAAAAATCATGATTATAGCCGAGAAAAGTTGTTATCAGATAAAGTTTGGGGCGTAGAGAATGAGGACTTTATTCTGTGGAAAAATAATGAAACAGAAACCTATCTTTACAATGAGGATACTATTCCTGATGCAGACTACTTTGAAGTAGTAGACTATGTGAATATCTACGGAGCAGATACCGTTAGAAGAAAAGAATATTATCCTCAATTAGATATATCCAAGATGAAGTCTAACTGGGGCCAGTCGTTCTTTGCCGGAGTTGACCTGTGAAGATTGCAATAGTCGGTGCTGGCTGGATGGGTTGTCATCTAGCTATGAAGCTAAAGGATAAGCACGAAGTTCAGATTTACGAGGCGTTCGGTATTTTTGAGGAAACATCTTATAGAAATCAGAATAGGCTACACCTCGGGTATCATTATGCCAGGAACGGAAAAACTAGAGATATGTGCCGTGAAACCTTTAATAGGTTTATAGAAGACTATCCTTTTTTAGTAGATGAGATTGATAAAAATATCTATGTTGTTCCCAAGGAAGATTCTGTAGTAGATTTTATAACCTATAAAAAAATATTTGATGAGTATGAATATTCACCTACACAGTTAAACTGCCTGTCAAACATAGAGGGTGCTATTTCTGTTCAAGAGAAGTACATTAATCCGTTTAAGGCCAGTCAGTATTTTAAGGAACAACTTTCAGAAATAATTCATTATGAAAATATCTCACCTATCAGGCTTGGGGAGCTTTCTGAGGATAATGATTTAGTGATAAATTGTACAAACAACAGTCTTTCAGCTCAACAGCTGAATACATATTCTGAAATGTGTGAGGTACTGGTCTATGAAAAAACAATGGACGTAGAGTTTGGTGCCCTTACATTTGTTGATGGAGAATTATTTTCCATTTTCCCTTACTTAAATGATTTATATACAGTCACACACGTTAAATATACTCCTAATTCAGATATGACAACAGAGGATAAGAAAAAGAAAATAGAAGAAGCTGTTTCTAAATATTACCCCGACTTTCTGGACGACTTTAAATTTTCCGGCAGCTTCTTGTCAAAGAAAATCAAGGTGGTTGATAAGTCTGATCCACGAGTTCCTGTTATACACCTGGAGGGAAAGATTTTAAATTGTTTTACTGGAAAAATCCAGGGAGTATACGTAGTACAAGACTTTGTGGAGGAACTATGCGAGTCCTTGTAGGAAATACTGGCCTTATTGGAAAAACTTTAAAAGATTCTATGCAGTTTGATCTGGAGTTTAATTCTTCAAACATGGTGTACTTTAACAGTAGTGTAGAGGACGGATCAGATCTATACCTATGCTGCTTACCAGCTACCATGTGGCAGGTAAACAAAAACTTGCCAGGGGATATAAATAATCTGACTAAGGTTATAAAGAATTTGCAGCGAAAGAAATACCGAAATATTGTTTTATTTTCAACTATAGAAATCTATAATCAATCTCCTCAGGGTTCTGATGAGTCTACTAGTCCGACTTTCAATAAGGCAATATATGGCTCTAATAGATATCTGTTTGAGATGTTAGTAAAAACCTGCCTGCAGTTTGACAACTTAAAGATACTCAGACTCCCGGCCCTATTCGGAAAACATTTAAAGAAAAATGTATTCTTTGATTTAATGAATGACAACGAGGTTAATAAAATAAATACCCAATCTTCCTACCAGTGGTACAACCTTGGAAACCTTGTAAATGACATAGAAAAATCTTATCAGTATGACTCGCAGGAGATAAACCTATTTGGCGAGCCAATCAGTACTAGCGAGATAGTAAATGACATTTTTCGTATAAAAATAAGTAACGATATGGGTAGCAAGGAACAGAATTTTAAGACTAAGTTTACTGAAAGTGGTTATTGGTTAAGTAAGCAGGAAACACTGGATCAGATGGGAGAGTTCTTAGATGAAAATTGGAGTTAGTAATATGAGTTGGTCTAGGGAGCAGAATGCTGACATCTTACCCATAGTTAAAGATTGTGGCTATGACTATGTAGAATCGGTGTACTCTAAACTTGATGACTCGTTCCCTGTAAATGCTATCCAAAGTATATTCTATGGGTCTGGAATTACTGATTTAGAAAATACTTCAGATTGCCTTGACCATGTAGAAAAAATTGTTGAGGACTGTATTCAAAAAGGTATTTCTGTAATAACTTTCGGCTCCCCAACTATGAGGGTGGGAGATAAGTACAAAATGCACATGTTCTTAAATGGAGTAAACAAATTAATTAAAGATACCCAAGTAAGTTTTTGCGTAGAGCCTAACGCAAAGTTCTATGGCGCTGAATATTATAATACGGTGTCAGAAATATTTAATGACCTAGATAAATATGAAAATATTTCAACTATGATAGACGTTGGAAATTCAATACTTGAGGATCAGGACATATTTTCTGAGTATGACTCCTATCAAGACAAGGTGTGCCACGTCCACTTTGCGAATAAGGGGCTGAAGCCGATAGAGGACTTCAATCTTTATAAGGATTTCATTGTGAACCTAAAGGAAAATGGTTATAAAGGAATGGTTTCATATGAGTTTGCCTCTTCTGACGACATACCAGAAACAATTAAAACTTTTTCAGAAAAGATTATTCAAAATGTCTAAAGAAAAAAGGTTTTGTATCATAGCTGTTGACTATGAATATCATGTACCGAGGGAACATGACGATAGGTTTATAGACTCAACAAGTATTATGAGAGGACTTGAATCTCTGGGAGCGCAGACATTTAAGGATTTTAATGTAGTCATATGTCACGACGGACCCAAGCAAGTGCCTTATGAGGATGAGGGTATAGATTTTAATGAGCTTGGCCTTGATCCATATGTAATTAATACTGAGAATAGGTGGTCAGACTGGGGGCACTCTTCCCGAGATTTCGCCATGGAATACGCATATGAAAACAACCTTGGAGAATACTATATTCAATTTAATATAGACAACGAGCTATTTCCTCAAGCCCTTCAGGTGCTTAGCGATGCCATTGATTCTTCAGAAAATGAAATATTTATTTTTCCAGTACATCACTGGAAGGCTTCTGGCGGGGACATTTTTAGGGGTGTCCCTCCTAGGCTATGCAATATAGACTGTATGCAATTAGTTGCACATAAAAATGTGTGGAAGTCTGTCGGTATGTGGTACAATAAAGATGCAATGTCAGATGGAATAATCTATCAGGATATGTGTGAGAAGTTTCCGTGGACCGAGGTACAAGAGTGCCTGGGTCATAACTTTTAAGGAGAAGTTTTGAAAAGAGTTTTGCTTACCGGGGCCTCCGGTTTTGTTGGTAGTCACGTTCTTAGACACCTTCTAGTAAATACAGATTGGGACATTGTCTGTCCAACCACGTTCACTCACAAGGGCCTACAAGATAGGATTAGGGTCTCCTGTGATGACATTGAGGATTCGTATAAGCGTGTAAAGATTATTAGATGTGATTTTACTTCCCCTATCTCATCTATCACCGCACGTGAATTTGGAAAGATTGATTATGTTATCAACGTTGCCAGCGAGAGCCACGTTGACAGAAGCATTGAAGAGCCGTCTCCGTTTATCATCAATAACGTTTCTTTAATCTGTCATCTTCTAGACTGGGCACGCACAGCAGATATTGAGAAGTTTCTTCAAATTTCTACTGATGAAGTTTATGGCCCTGCCCCTATCGGTTACGGACACCGTGAATGGATTGATCAACATCTTCCAAGCAATCCTTATTCTGCAAGCAAGTCGGCACAGGAATCGGTTGCTTTCTCTTACTGGAGAACCTATGGAATTCCGCTTGCAATTACTAACACGATGAACATCATCGGGGAGACTCAGGATACTGAGAAGTTTTTCCCAATGGTGATGAAGAAGGTAATTAATGGTGAAAAGATGGGCATTCATGGTAATCCTGATACAGGAGAAATCGGAAGTAGATTCTATCTTCATGCTAGAAACCAGGCCGACGCCCTGCTGTTTACGCTTTCACAAAATTTCCCAGCTTATGGAGAAACTGATATGCCACTCAAGTTCCACATTGTTGGAGAGCGTGAAGTAGATAATCTTGAAATGGCTCAGATGATTGCTGAGGCGACTGGAAAGCCGTTGAACTATGAGATTATTGATTTCCATTCTAGTAGGCCAGGACACGACCTTAGGTATGCACTTGATGGTACAAAGATTGCAGATGC